AATTACTGCCATGCGGTTCCCTTGAAGTGGCTGTGCTTCGTGACCTTTGGGGGGGTCATCCTTTGATAATCACGTTTGGAGAATCACGTGGTTGAGAATTGAGACTGTCGACCAGTAAGTAATAACTAGGTTCTCCGAACGTCTTACTGGTCTTGCCAATTCAGGCCTTCGGCCAATCGAACAGGGTCCTGCTTCGCAGACAACCGCCTAACGGCGGGCGCTGCGCTATGCCGATGGTTAGGTTGGGTTTGGAAAAGTATCAAAAGGGTTACCCCATGTTCGTCTTTGAAAGTTACATCAAGTGTACTCTTTCAAATGTTGACAGGAGGTCCAATTTTAAACTGGTTAGGCCCGACTCTCCGTAAATACATTTTGAAAAATGTCCACCCTGGGTCTCGAACCTCGAACCTCCAGTATGGTAGACTAATTTACTACCACTGGACCACAAGGACACATAACCCTAACAACTACTTTGAACCATACTCATGAACACTTATTTTATTACTAATCAGTATTAAGCTCAGGATTAACAGGATCTACTCTTATAACAGATGCTACTGTAGTAGTAACAGCACCAGTCTCGTAGCCAAATTTGCGAATTCTCTTATTAAGGGTCTGGTTAACAGCACCAGGATATGATGCGGGATAAGTAAAGCCGATCTGTTCAGGGAGACTAAACATAGTATCTCGAACAGTTTCAACTATTAGTCCTTCACCACCTACCGAATGTGCCAAACGTCCAATAGAGCTATAAGGTGTAGGACCAGTTACCAAATCATTATAACAAACGAAAAACACCCAACGTCCTTTTCTGTTATATACCTGATAAGTATCCGCATTATAAAACTTCTTCATATCATATACACCACATTCTGACTTAACCACTGCAGAAGCAGTTTCACCAGGATCTAAAGCAAAATCTTGAGTTTCACATTTCCACCAATTATTAAATTGAACAGCATTGCGAGGATCAGCGTAAAGATCATTTACAGTCATAGCAGGCGTATTGTTATAACTACCGTAGGTACCATCAGCTATACCTTGAGTAATTGCTGATGCCCAACTATTAACAGGTGAATCAGGCGTTGCATTGCTCTTAGATTGACAAACATACATTCGGAATTTGATTCCACGATTGCTGTTATTTTTGAATATATATCTACATTCATCTCGAATAACATTAAAGACAAAATTTTTGCGATCAAACATAGTACCATCAGTCAACAATGGATTAGTAGCTTGAACTCCTTGACCATACAATCATGATATCATATACATTACCCAAGTAGGAGTAAATAGTTGACCAAAAACAGTTCCGCCATTTCGATTTAAAGGTAAACCATATAATACTTGCTTATTTGAAATCAAAGACACATCCAAGTTTTCAACATCATGAACCATAAAATGTCCAGTTACTTCCAATTTACTATCAATAGCACGTTTGACTTTAGCAACAAATTGTCGTGACAATTTAGGTTTGCTTTTTTTTCCACGAATCTTGCCTCTCACCTTTCCGATACTAGCACCTGGACCATTTGCTCCATCAGCTCCAATTCCAGATCTTCGACTTGCAATTGATTGTTTGGCTCTGGACTTCTTTCGGGCGAGGGTAAGTTTCTTTCCACGACCGGGCACAGATGCCGACTTGCCCTTAAAGCGCTTAAGACCACCAAAGCGGAAACCAGCAGCACCAGATTTACGTTTCTTTCCATTCATTTCAGTTTGTTTTTTAGAAGTTAACTTTTCTGCAAGCGCTCCAGCATTATAACCAGCAAAAGCGCCAGGAACATCACCAGCAATAAATCCAAGTGTAGCTCCACTAGCCCTTGCAATTGCTTTCCTTAAAAATCCCATTAAAAAGAAAAGTTATTTAGACCAAATTTATTATTTCAAGTCTACGCAATAAAGCATTCACAGTTTGAGCATCTACTTCTGGGAACCAATCGATGGGTGAAAGATTCGACGTGATCCAAACTTTGGTGCAAGATAGGACAACACTTGATCCTTTGATTTCCACAATTGTTGGATAACGATCAAGCCATCGTAACAAGTGCGAGATGTCGATACGACCACGAAATTCATCGATAACAACGTTTTTTTGGCCATTGTAGCCGCACCAGAATTTTGAGTTTGGATCTTTAGGATAAGCATCCATTCCTGCTTCATCCCAAGCTCGCCGAGACTTGCCAGTTCCAGTTGGACCCCAGTAAACGATGCAAGTTCGGACCATTCCAACTGGTTTTGCATAGTCCGCGCTGATGGCTCGGAGAGTCCGGTAACTTTGAACACGTACCGAACTGGGGATCGAACAAAGGTCTCCTCGGATGGCGCAATCCCAGATTTTATCCCATTCTTTGGGATCATTCCTTTGAATAGGTCTCTGGCCAAGTTCGAATTGCGTACCGGGGACTCGGGTGTCATCCTTCCAGACATATTCTGAAGCTGATCGCGATCTAGAAAGCTCGAAGTGATAGGGTCCAAAGAGCTCTCGAAGTTGGTGCATGGATCCTTTCGTAGACAGGGCGACAATGAGTTGCCAGTGAATGAATCCGCCTTTGCCTTCTTCAAGTTGACCGCGAATCCACCGAACACCGGGTGGCAAGTAAGGCGTGAAGGCGTGACCTGGGATTGTTCCGATCCAGAAGATTCCTTGGCGGCGTTCAGACATTGAGACATTAGAAAGTTTTGATAAATCGCTTACAATATTTCGCTTCTTTTATACTTTCTCGGAGAATTACTGCCATGCGGTTCCCTTGAAGTGGCTGTGCTTCGTGACCTTTGGGGGGG